AAACTCTGACGAATGTAGAGAACCTTAACCGTATTCTGGAAAATGATATCCGAGAAGCTGGTGATGGGTTGCAAGGACGAAACGCATCTGCAAAGTGTCTGATGACTCGGTGGGATATGCATGACCAATACAAGTCCTTTCGTATGTTGGGTAATGCAGCTATTCAACTTGCGTCACTAATGCCACTTGCGACACGAACACATCAAGACGGAACAGACTATCCTATACAATACAAAGTATCCACCTGTTGGGGATTGATATACAATAAAGGTCAGTCCACGAGTAAACATACACACTGGCCTGATACTTGGAGTTGGACATACTGCGTAAAGTCATGTGAGAAATGTAGTCCTCTTGTCTTTACTCATACAAAATATCTTGTGAGTCCAGAGGAAAGTCAGATGATTATCTTTCCAGGCTGGATACATCACGAAGTTCCAGAACAGACTTGCGACCATGAACGGATAATGATTGCTGGTAATCTGACGAGTCTGTAGATTTTCATTTGACTATATACTTTCCACTATGGTAAAATATCGCATCATAAAAAAAGTGATATTACATGATTCTTTAGATTACGACCAAGCAAAGTATGCAATCTCTAATCTAGAAGAGAATGACAAAGAAGAAATGCATATTGAAGAATACGAGGTAAAAGAACCTTGGCGTTTAGGTCGAGACCCAGACTTGAAAAAGTGAACTAAATACTCCATAAGGAGTATATTCTATGCAAGAAAATTATTTTATGGGACTGGACGGTTTCGTCTGGTTTACTGGAGTCGTGGAAGATAGAAATGACCCATCTAAATTGGGAAGAGTTAGAGTTCGTTGTTTAGGTTTTCACACAGAAGACTTGACAAAGATACCCACTATTGATTTGCCTTGGGCTCATGTCATGCACCCAACTACAGACCCTTGTATGCAAGGTCTTGGTAACAGTCCTTCTTTTCTTGTAGAAGGTAGTTGGGTAGTCGGTTTCTTTTTAGATGCAGTTGAGAAACAACAACCACTCATTATAGGTTCGTTGCCTGGCATTCCTAAAAATGTTGCTGACCACACTAAAGGTTTTAATGACCCACGCAGTGGACAATCCACACAAGATGATTATATCGGAACACCAACCTATGGGCCTTACCCAGGCGACCCAGAGAGTGGACATACTATAGAACAACCAGATACAAGTATGCTCGCAAGAGGTGAGACATCAGAAGACCACAAATCACTTATAGATAGAAGAGTTGCACAGCAATTAAAAATTCCTATTGCGACTAAACCAAATATAGGAACTGTATCTGATACTCTAAAGACTGACGCAACAAGAACGACTTATAATGAACCAGATGCAAAATCTACATTACCAACAGATAGTCCATACACAGCTTCTCAGTATCCTTATAATCATGTATTCGAATCTGAAAGTGGTCATGTGATGGAGATAGATGATACTCCAGAAAAAGAAAGATTACTTCGTTATCACAAGAGAGGAACATTTGAAGAGATACACCCAAACGCAGACAGGGTTGTTAAAGTGATTGGTGACAATTATGAAGTTATAATGCAGAACAATAATGTGTTTGTAAACGGAACTGTAAATCTTACAACTGGCCCTTGCAATCATCTTGTCAGAGGTGATTATGTTTTAGAGGTAGAGGGTAATTACACAAGAAAGATACACAAGAGTGAACAAGTAAAGATTGGTGCTAGAGGTTCGGAAGCAGGTGGTGGTAATCTAGAGGAAGAAATAAATGGTAATCATTCTTTTAATGTCGTCAATAGTGTCAAGGGTGCTATTGGTACAACCAAGACAGGAACAAGTAAAGACTTTGATATAACAATCGGTGGAAGTGAAACTCGTTCAGTCGGTGGTTCACAGAGAACAGTTGTAACTAAAGATATTCTTTTTGCGTCAACAGAAGACGAAATGATTTTATCTTCATTTAGTAATATGTCTTTATCTACAAGTTCAACAACAGGAGTATTATCTATTAAAGCTGGTGGGACAACCAATCTTGGTTCAGTCGGTGCAGTAACCACGACATACAAATCATCTCATACAGAAACAGTAGAAGGTGCAGTTACAGAAACATATCAAACTCATTCGAAAACTGTTACAGGTATAACTGGTCTTAAGTATGAGAGTGATATAACTTATCATTATGAGGGTGCGTTCAAAGAGAAGATTGACGGAGATACCTTCGTTGATAAAGCTGGAGGTAGTGATAAGACTGACCATGTTCACCCAGTATCACCATCAAGGTCAACTGGTACAAATGAAGTGACAGGATTATAGGAGAACAATATGGCAGATTTTAAAACAGCAGATATATGTGGTGCAAGTCCTAATCTAAACAATGTGTTAGAAAAAATGGATAGTTTAAAAAACTCACTGTCTAGTAGTTTAACTGTTGACCCATCAACTCTTGCATCAACATTATCAGATGAAGTAGCATCATTAAGTTCAAGTCTTTCAGGTATGATACCTGAGTTACCTTCTGTACCAGATGTAAGTTTACAAGCAGAGTTGACTTCACTGAGTAAGATAGACTTAAGTTTACCAAGAGGTGCATTAGAATATAAATCAAAATTAGATTCTATAACAAGTCAGTTTGGTGACTCATTAACAAATGCTGGTTTTAGTTTAGATGACTTAGTGTCTAAAGTTGCACCTTTAAATATACCATCAGTAGGTGGTTTAACTGATACGGTGACAGGGGCTGTTTCTAGTTTGACAGGAGGTTTAACTGGTGGGTCAAGTGTAGACCTTTGTTCAGTAGTACCAAACTTTAAACTACCAGATGGTGCAACAGAGGCTGCAGAAGCAGCTGCAGAAACATTAATGGCAGATGCTCCAGGCGTTGCAGAAAAAGTTTCAGAGGTTACTGCAAATCCAGAGGTTGCAAATGTGCAAGCAGATTTAAAAAAAGTTGTGGACGCAGTTTCAAATGGAACTGCATACAGTAAAGCATCTACCACTGTTGAAATAAAAAGTAAAGATGTTGCTCAAACACCAATCAAAGTTGCAAGAGTAAAAGATAATCTTACAAGTAGAGAGGAAACAAATGATGCTGGTGAAACAGTTACTATAAAAGAAAGACCTAGAACTGTTGATACAAGTGTTGCAAAATATTTTGATAAACCAGTTGAGGTAGAGCATTTTACTTATGTGCAATGGACTGCACTTCCTCAAGGTGGAACTTTTGGTGGTGGTAAATATTATAGAACTCTAAAAGGACAATGGGATATAAGACACAAAGATAGTTCTGGTCTTTTGTCAACTTTACCTGAAACTTTGATTGCACCAACTAAAATGAAAGATGGAAGTTTTTTTAATTCTGTTAGACACAGAGGTTATAAAATCGTAGAGAGGTTCACAGACACTAACATACAAGTTTTTAGACCTGTTAATGTCATCTCTGTCAAAGGTATTCTTAAAGACAAATTAAAAAAAGATGGAGCGCCAAGCAGCGCTGGAGGTGGTGTTAATATTACAGACTACACATTCAACAGAGGAACAAAAGATGTGGATAATTATATTGTTGTTCCTAATAATGAACAGTATGCTTACATACAAGTGAAGTTTGAACGAGGAACTGTTTACAATGCAAACTTTAAAGATGAAACAAGAGAATCACTTACGACTTAATGTATAAATAATACGAGGAGTTCCAATGTCTGCGTACAAAGATGCACAAGCAAATAATGATATAACTCGTAATGTAAAACAGTATAGAGATTTAGATTTGTTCTTTAGTAAGAAGACAAATAAAGATTTAAATAAAGTTACTGACATTGAAGCAGTTAAAAGGTCTGTTCGTAATCTGATTTTAACTAATACATTTGAGAAACCCTTTCACCCAGAGATAGGTGGAAATGTAAGAGGACTATTATTTGAAAATATGACACCTATGGTTTCTGCTGTTATTACAAGGAAGATAGAAGACTCAATAATAAATCACGAACCAAGAGCAAGACTTGTGGGTGTAAAGACACAACCAGACTTTGATACAAACGGATATAATGTGTCTGTATTCTTTTATGTTGTAAACGCACCAACAGAGTTAGTTGAACTGAATACATTTTTAGAGAGGTTAAGATAGTGGCTAGTACGAAAAGATTAAGAGTTACAGAATTTGATTTTGATAGCGTAAAACAAAACTTAAAAACATTTTTAAAAGGTCAAAGAGAATTTACTGATTACGATTTTGAAGGTTCAGGTATGAATATATTACTTGATACCCTCGCATACAATACTCATTATCTTGGTTTCAATGCAAACATGTTAGCAAACGAAATGTTTTTAGATAGTGCATCACTTCGTTCAAGTATCGTATCTCATGCAAAGATGTTAGGTTATGAAGTATCGTCACCTAGAGCACCTGTCGCAACAATCAATGTTACTCTTACAACTAATAACGCAACTGCAACTATGCCTGCTGGTACTACATTTAATACAACTGTTGATGGTGTCAATTTTCAGTTTGTTACTATATCAGATATAACCTCAAGAAATACAGGCTCATCAATACCGTTTGATAGTTTAGAAATATATGAAGGAACTTTTACAAAAACAAAATATATTGTTGACTCTCAAGAGGCAGACCAAAGATTTATGTTAGCAGATAATCGTGCAGATATTGAAACCTTAACCGTCAAAGTTCAAAACTCCACTTCTGATACCACTACAACAACTTATACAAAGGCAACAGATATTACACAACTCACAAAAGATAGTACAGTTTATTTTTGTCAAGAAACTGAGAGTGGTAGATTTCAAATATATTTTGGAGATGGTGCAACGAGTAAAGGATTATCAGATGGGAACATTGTAGAGTTATCATATGTAATAACGAACAAAACTGCAGCTAATGGTGCATCATCTTTTGTTAGAACAGAGGCAATAGATACAGTTACAAATATATCAGTAACTACAGTTGCGAATGCAAGTGGTGGTGCAGAGGGTGAAAGTTCATCATCAATAAAATTAAATGCACCCCTTGATTACGCATCACAAGGTCGTGCAGTTACAGCAGAAGATTATAAAGTATATGTTAGAAAACTTTTTCCCAACACTCAAGCCGTATCAGTGTGGGGTGGAGAAGATGGAAGTTTTGATACAAGTACAGGTGTGAGTTCTACACCTGAATATGGTAAAGTTTTTATATCAGTCAAGAGTACAACAAGTTTAAATTTAACAACATCACAAAAAGAAAATTTAGTAAAAGATTTAAGTCCATTTAAAGTTGCATCTATCACACCTGTGATTGTTGACCCAGAAACAACTTTTATTATCTTAGGTATAACTTTTAATTTTAACTCAACAGCAACCACTCAAAGTAAAACAGATTTAGAAACATCAGTTACAGATGCTATCTCAAATTTTACTGATAGTAATTTAGAAGATTTTAATTTACCATTCAGACATTCTTTAGTCACTGGACTAATAGATGATGTAGATAGTGCAATCACAAATAATACTACTACTGTAACATTGGGTAAATTTTTTAAACCATCACTTACAACTTCAACAAACTATACAGTTAGTTTTAATAATGCTTTGTATAATCCACACTCTGGACATAACTCAGGTGGTGGTGGTGTGATTGCATCAACAGGTTTTCAAATAGATGGTGATACAAGTACAGAATATTTCTTTGATGAAGATGGTTCTGGTAATCTCAGAACATACTCTATTGTATCTGGTACAAGAACTTATTTAAATTCAACAGCTGGTTCAGTTGATTACGCAAATGGTATTATAACAATTAACGCACTAAAGATAACAGCAGTTTCAAATATAGATGGTGAGATATCAAGTAGTATAAGAGTAACTGCAATACCAAGTTCAAATGATGTAATACCTGTTCGTAATCAAATATTAGAAATAGATTTAGTCAATACAACAATCACAGGTCAAGTAGATAACACTGCAACTACTGGAGTTGGTTACACAACAAGTTCAACAGGAACAACGACAACAACATCAGTGCCAACAACAACTGCTTATCCAACTTCTTCGAGTTATTAAAAAATGCCTGATGAGAAGTCAAAACTTCAGACTAAGTTATCACCACTTATAGAAGGACAGGTGCCTGATTTTATTCAGGCTGACCACCCAGTCTTTGTTCGTTTTCTAAAAGAGTATTATAGATTTCTTGAAAGTGGACAACTTACTTATACAGTTGTTAATAGTTATGTTATACAAGAAACCACAACTGTATCTTATATTCTTGAAGAAACAGATGGTGAAAGAATACTCACAGAGGACACTGCACAGTTTGTTAACGGTGAAACAATTACTGGTGAAACTTCTAAAGCAACTGCAAAAATTGTTATTGAAGATTCAAGAAACAAAAGACTATTCATTACCTCACAACAAAAATTTATTACAGGTGAAACATTCACAGGACAAACCTCTGGTGCTCAGGGAAGTATTACGCAGTATCGTGGTAACCCAATACAAAACATACAACAACTTTTAGAGTATGCAGATGTAGATAATACCATCTTTGATTTCTTAGACCAGATGCGTGAATCATTTATGACTGCGATACCTAACTCTCTTGCAACGAGTGTATCAAAAAGAAAACTACTCAAGAACATCAAAGACTTATATGCAGCCAAGGGTACAAGAGAGGCAACCGAGTTATTCTTCAGAATACTTCTTGGAGAAGAAGCAAACATATTCTATCCTACAGAACATATGTTGCGTGTATCGAATGGTGACTGGAGAGCAGAAACAACTTTAAGATGTTCTGGTTTTGCTGGTGTATCTGGTGATGAGATAATCAATCAAAAGATTACTGCACAAACATCTGGTGCGACTGCGATTGTAAATGATGCGATAACATTTCAAGAGGGCACTGCATCTGTTACTGAATTAGAACTTGCAAGTATAGATGGAACATTTCAAGACGGAGAAATTATAACTGCAAACTCAACTGTGAGAGATGTGAATGTTTCATTTACAGTGGAGGCTATACTTTCATCATCATCATTATCGAATGATGGTATTCTTCATACAAATCAAGAACCAGTAGAGATAGAAAACTTAGGTAACAACAAAGCAGAGTTGGTAGTTGACGGTATTAAGAGTGGTACAGTTAGTGAGGTCATTGTTGATGATGCTGGTTCTGGATATGAGGTAGGTGATGTCCTTACCTTTACAAC